TGGTCTAACTCAAGAAGCTATGAACTATCTTGAGAATGCTGCTAAGTACAGATCTCCGACTCTTAGAGACAAGGGAGAGGCCCTGGTGGGTAGAGTATTGAATGCTGCTAAGGGTAATCTTGGATATCCAGCAGAACAGTTGACTAGAGTAGTAACTGGCGCTAATACTAACCTCATCAAACCTAAAGAGTCAGATGCTAAGAAGAAAGAGTTCAACGAGTCTGTTGATAGAATCATCAGCAACTACTCTATGATCTGGTCTAAGAAGTCAAAGCCACAAGGATATGACATACCTCTCATCAAGGCTGCTTATGACAAGTGGCTAAAGGAGCAAGACAAGTGAGAAACTACGACGTATGGCTAAAGTACAAGGACAATGACGGCAATCCTCTTCATGGATGCGTCATGTTCAACGTGAAGGATGGAAACACTCCAGCTCCTATCTTCGACTCTGACGGAACATCTCTTCAGAATCCTATTCTGACTGACCAGTATGGAAGAACTGAGCATCAGGTGTTCGTTGACTCGGATGTCGTAGCTTACTTCTACAAGTATATCGGAGAAGGAACTTACAACACACAGACAGACATCGATGTATCAGATCAGACTAAGTGGGCTCTTCAGTACACAGCAGAGAGCATGGACGATGTAGCTATGCACATCACTGGCGATGCTGCTATGTGCGTAGGAACTATGGAAGAACTTCGTGCTCTAGATCCAGATGATGTTCCTGAGATCTCAGGAAAGAAGGTCATCACTCTTCTAGGCTATAACAGTATTGGAGACAAGGAACCGATCAACTATGTCTGGAATCCATCTACTAGCACTGCTGGAGACAACGGCGGATCTATCATCAAGAACAACGATCTGATCACTGGCCGCTGGATAATGGTAACTCCGACAGAGCACTGTGACTCAAGGCACTTCGGAATCTTCCCGAGCAACTCTCAGAGCAATCTAGAAGACAACTCTGCTAGAATCGTGACATGGCTGAGCTACTGCAACAGAGCTAGATGCAAGCCATACTTCTCATCTAACGGAGACTACAGATTCTACAAGTACACGAACATCACAGTCACATCTAAAGTGTTCGACGTAGCTGCTAACGTGGTATTCTTGGACTACGGAACTTCCAGCTTCACTGGAGAGTGGAATGGAACTCCTAACTTCAAGAATCACAACACGAATCTAGTATGCGAGAATCCAAAGGTAAGCTGGGGCGCTAACGTGCTAACTGGCTACAAGGTAGTAGACATTGATGATGAAGATGATCTTCTGACTCTGGCGTTCACTGGAGCCGAGATCCATGTGAATGACAACATCGACTCGAAGCAGATCTCCTTCCAAGACTGCATCGTATATCTCAACAAGTCAATCAACACGACTTGCACATTCACGAGATGCTCTATCGTTGGAGAGAGAAAGATCACTTCATCATGCTTGTTCTTCGGATGTGAGCTTGATCAGAACCTATTCTATGGATCTCCAGTAGCGCATGTCGATCCGTACTGCACTATTCCGCTGGATCAGTTCAAAGACAAGCTGCTTATGTGGCTTAGAATGAAGGCAGAGCAGAACGCTGTCAACTATGACTGGCAAGGTCTTCTCACTACTCAGTTACCCTGGCTCAACGAAGTAGACACTGACAGATGGCTGATCAACTACAAAGGTGGCTCTAATGATCCGATCGTAGAGTCTTCTAATGCTCATACGTACAACTTCGAGAACTGCTCTGGATCTATCAAGCTTGACGGAAATGCAGCTAACACTTACACATTCAAGAACTGTGAACTAGCCGTTACCTTCGACAGTGGCTACAATCAGAACTGCAGGATAAACGCTATCAGCTCTACTCTGAACTTCAGTCAGTCTGACATCAAGGTAGCTTCTCTCAGTTTGAGAGACTCTACTCTAGCTGGAACAGGTGACTTCGACACTCCAGAATTCTACGCATACAACTCTATCATCAATGAGAATGTTAGATGCGGAACGTGCGATGTCAAGGACTGCAACATCTCTAAGACTCTCAACATCTACGGAGTCAATGGAGAGGCTTATACGTTCACTGAGATCGTCAACGGATCTGAAGTGCCATACACTGTTTCTAGATTCATCTACGGAAACATCATCAACAACTTCGTATCTGGTCAGATCGAGATAGGAACTATAGACGCTCATGATCCTCATCTTGCTCTAAGCGATCTAGTCAGAGGCCTGAACATCATAGACAACGTAGGTCTGTCAGTCGATCCAATCGTAGTTCACAGATCTATCACTAACATCTATGACGAGCAGAACTACTACACGTACAAAGGCAACACCGGAACGATGAAGTGGCAGACTGACATAGCTGCAACTATCGCAACTTTCCAGTACACTAACGCTCCTGGAATCCTTACAGAGATGAACTCTGGTGGAACACCAATCGTTGGCGCTACATGCAATAGCGAGACCTATTACTTCGCAGAGATTCAGCTCTTCACAATCGGAACAATTAACGTGATCAAGAGGATTCTCGTAGAAGCTCTCAGTTCTGACAACTCGAAGCTTAATCAGATTCATCCTGGCGGTGCGTTCCAGTCAGCTGCTATCAATACAGTCACTACATTCCCGTCTGCTGAAGGAGATATGCCAGCCGATCTGAAGAAGACTCAGACGAGTCAGTTCAGTTGGTACTTGAGAAACTTCATCATTGGTCTCGGAAACTACGAGAATGGTGCTCACTTGAACATTAGAATCTCTCAGGTTGACTAATAAATAGTATTAGAGGTTACAATGGAAGAATTTGACTCAAACAAGATCATAGAAGACTGCAACAAGTTCCTTGCCAAGAGTGATGCGAGATTCAACATTCCAGTCACTCGTGCAGTTGACGACATGCAGAGATACTCTGGAGAGTTCTGGGACAAGAACTTCAAGAAGAAGTATCGCAGAAACAAGAACAGAGTCTGTCTGTCTCTAAACAACTGGAACGTGATGTGCAACGCTATCTCATCTCCAGTGTCTAACTCTCCTTGGCACACAGAGCTGGTAGACAAGACTGGAATGTTCGCAGAAGTTCAGCAGATGCTTGACGACATCGAAGCCGACAACGACTCTAAGAGCGCAGTCATCGATGCATTCAGAAAGGCAGTTCTGACAGGCTATGGCTACATCATCATCACGACTGTAGAAGACGAGATGACTGGAGAGCCGAAGATTGTTCTAGAGACTGCCTCTCACATCAACTCTGTAGCTATGGATCCTGGCGTATCTACTACTGACGGATCTGACGCAGAAGAAGGCGCTATCATCAACTACATGCCTGTCAAGAAGGCTAGAAGACTCTATGGAGACGATGTAGTTCCTTATGACTATCCACGCTACCAGCCAGCTATCAATCTGACTATGTACAAGCAGTGGGACATTCCAGAAGATCAAGTTGGAGTCGTCAGCTACTATGTCAAGAACGAGAGAGGCCTAGTAGACTTCTACAAGATAGTTGGAGACAAGGTCGTTCAACATGCAGAGCTACCGATCAAGATCATTCCGATCATCAGATTCGCTGGAAACGAGATCTATCGTGAAGGCAACATAGACTATGACGGAATCATCCAGCAGACTATGGCTCTAGAGCTCGGTATGAACATCGCATACTCCACACTAGTGGAACGTGTTGGTCGTTCTCCGAAGGGATCATATCTCATCAACGTAGACGCTATTGATGGACTTGAAGAGAGCTACGCTAAGATCGGTCAAGACGATCAGGCTGCAGTTCTTTGGAAAGGTGAGCATCAGCCAGTTCCTATCGTAGAGACATTCCAGACTGGAGACCTTCAGGCTACTATTCAGACCTGCAGAACTCTAATCGAAGACACTCTAGGCATTCCTCTGACAGGACTAGACAGCACTGGAAAGATGCCAGAAAGAACTGCTACTGAGATTCTCAGACAGCAGATCAGCAAAGAGTCTAACACAGCCAACTACTACAACAACGCATTCAGAGCTTGCAGAACGATCTCTAAGATTCTCATTCAGCTAGTAGCTGGACAGGATCTGAAGTTCACGCTAGAGAACGGACCGAGCGTAATCACTCGTGACATGAAGATTCGTCAAGAGCTTCAGGCTCTGTCTACTATCATGCCAGATAACATGAAGCCTCTCATCGCTAAGTGGTTCGCAGACACTCTAAAGGACGATCTCGGAGAAGATCTGTCTAGAAATATCGTCGCTAATCTTCCGCCCGACATTCGATTCGTCACTGCTGATCAGGATCCAGGCGCTGTACACGCTCTCAAGTCTATGCAGTTCACTCTCGACGAAGCTCTCAACGAGCTCGATCTACAGAAGAGAAGCAACGACGAGCTACGTCAACAGCTCAACGCTGCACAGCTGTCTCTCATCGACGGTCGTGAGAAGAGAATCACTGACTGGAACAAGTTCGTCATCTCTGAGCAGGACAAGGTCGCTCTTGAGACTGCTAAGCTTCAAGCACAGACTAACAGCGACGAAGCTAAGACG